GAGTGGATCAACTGCCTGCTCGAGGAGCTGAGCGCGCGCCGTGCCGTGGGACCGTAGCGCCGGGACCAACCCGAAGTACCGCACGCGCGAGCACATCGTCTACCGCAAGCGCCTCGTCGCCCAGCTCAAGCGCGACGGCTACCTGATCTGCACCGCGACCGTGTGCGTCATGCCGAGCCGCACCATCACCAACCCCAACGGTCGAGAGCGCGACGGACTGCACGCCGGCCACGAGGACGACGGCCAGACCTACCGCGGGCCGCAGCACGCAGCGTGCAACGTCCGCGACGGCGCTGTGAGGGCACGGAAGCGGCAAGACATGCCACAACGCCCGACGCGATGGGCGCTGTAAGGGTAGGGGCCGCCAAATCTCTAGAGGCTGACAGCGAGAAGACCCGCTAGTCTTCCTCTCGCAATGTGTACGAGTCTGGGAACTTCAAGCGTCTGGAGGTTGCCCCGATGGCCGGACGTGGCCCCGCACCGAAGGATCCGAGCGCGCTCCGTCGTCGCAACCTTCCAGCACAGACCGTGACCGTAATCCCCGATGGCACGGTGCGCGGCCCCGAGCTGCCCGAGGACTTCGACTGGCCGGCGCAGACGCTCGCATGGTGGGCGACGATGCGCGAGGCGCCGCAGGCGCAGACGTACACGGATGCCGACTGGTCGTTCCTCGTCGACACCGCCGTCCTGCACGCTGACTTCTGGCTGGGCAATCGTTCGCTTGCCGCCGAGCTGCGCCTGCGGGTTGCCAAGTTCGGCGTGACCCCCGAGGACCGCGCCCGACTGAAGCTGACCGTTGGCAAGCCCGGCGACGGTGCGGCGAAGATGGCCCCGCCGAGGTTGCAGCCGAAGAAGGTTGCCGAGCGCAAGGGGAGGCTGCTCAAGGCTGTCGGCGATGACTGATCTCGTGACGATGGGCTGGGCAGCCATCTCATGGATCGAGCACTACCTGGTCCACGGCCCCGGCGACGTGCAGGGCCAGCCCATCGAGCTCGACGACGAGTTCGCCGCGTTCATCCTGAAGGCTTACCGGCTCGACCCGAAGACGGGCGAGCGGGTTGTGCGCCGCGCGTTTCTGTCGCGGTCGAAGGGTCGCAGCAAGTCCGGCGTGGCCGCCATGATCGAGTGCTTCGAGGTCATCGGCCCGGCGCGGTTCGACCACTGGGCCGAGGCAGGCGAGGTGTCGGGCTGGGGCTACGAGTACGACGAGGGCGAGCCCGTGGGCGCGCCGCTGTCCTATGTCGAGGCGCTGAACGTCGCCACCGAAGAGGGGCAGGCGGGCAACACCTACGACGCGGTCTACTTCATGCTCCACCCCGACACCTGCTCCGATGCCCTGCTCGAGGACTATGGGCGTCTGGATGTCGGCCTGACGCGAATCGTGCTGCCGGACTCACGCGGGTTCGTGGAGCCGGTCACGTCGGCCGATACGTCGAAAGATGGCGGTAAATCGACGTTCATCGTCGCCGATGAGACCCACCTCTGGATTCTCCCGAGGCTGAAGCGGCTGCACCAGATCATGGTGCGGAACCTGCTCAAGCGGAAGGCCGCAAGCGGCTGGATGCTGGAGACCTCGACCATGTACGGCGAGGGTGAGGGGTCGGTCGCCGAGGGGACGCACGCCTATGCCAAGGGTTTGGCGGGCGACGCCAAGCGGGCCGGGGCACTCCTGTTCGACCACCGTCAGGCGTCGATGGACTGGGACTTGCACAAGCGTAGGGACCGACTGGACGCGCTGCGGGAGGCTTACGGCCCGGCCGCTGCGTGGATGAACCTCGAGGCCATCGCTGACGCATGGGATGACCCCCAGACCATCGAAGCCGAGTGGCGCCGCTACTGGCTGAACCAGCCCGTGCCAATGATCGTCGGCCCCGAATCAATCATGCCGTCGTGGTCGTCCCGTGGCGGCGACGTCGCCATGCCGGACGGTCTGACGCTGGGCCTAGCTGGTTCGATTGATGGCCTGCACGGGTCGATCGGTGCGGCTGCCCTCGACGATGACCGGCTCATTGTGGGCGCGGTCGAGCGGCGCGCAGGGCAGCAGTGGATGGTCGCTGAGGCCAAGCGCATCCAACTGGCCCGCGGGTGTGAGGTGGTCGTCGACAAGCGCGGCCCGCTGGCTCACCTGATCCCGGCCCTTGAGGACGAGGGCGTGGCCCTGACCCTCGTGGAGACGTCCACCTACGTGGATGCCTGCGCCGCGTTCTGGCAGCGCGTCGAGCAGGACGGCGACATCGCCCACCCGAACCACCCCGACCTCGACGCCGCCGTGCGCGTCGCCACCTGGCGCGCTGTGGGCGACCGTCGCGCGTTCGGTCGCAAGTCCGGCGACATCGACATGCTCGAGGCCGTCACCCTGGCCGGTTCCCGCGCAACCGCCGACTACGACGTCCTCGACTCGATCTACTGACCCGGAAGGGGGCACGATGCGCCGCAACCTGACGACCGCCCTCGACCTGCTCGGACTGGCGTGCCTCGTGGCGTGCGCATTCTTCATCTGGCCCCCCGCGGCGCTCGGCGTTGCTGGCGTGGGCCTGCTCGTGGGCTCGTGGTCGATCACCAGTGGTCGCGCGTGAGCATCTTCTTCAACCGCGCCGCGACGATGACAGCGGGCGAGATGATCGCCGACCGCACGCGGGGCCGACGCAGCGGGGGCGGCAACGTCTCTCTCGACCAGGCGCGCCGTGTCTCCGCGTGGTGGGCGGCCCAACGTCTGCGGGCAGACCTGATCTCGACCATGCCCGTGGACGTGTTCCGTCGCGTCGGTGGCGTGCAGGTTCAGCAGGCTAAGGGGCCGCTCTTCATCACCCCTGAGGGCTCCGGGTCGCTGTGGTGCGAGTGGATGTATTCCACGACCATTGACCTCGACTCAGTGGGTAACACGGTGGGCATCATCTCGGCTGTCGACGGGTTCGGCCTGCCGTCTGTCATCGAGCTTCAGCCCTCGAGCGACGTCGTGGTGCGGCGCAGCAAGTCGGGCGTCATCGACTACAAGATCGGCGCGACCACCTACAAGGCGTCGCAGATTTGGCACGAGAAGCAGCACACCGTGTCTGGCTCCCCGGTGGGGCTGTCGCCTCTCGCGCACGCCGCGTTGGCGATGAACCCCGGTCTGAGCGCGGCGCAGTTCGCCCTCGACTGGTTCCAGAACAGCACCGTCCCGGCCGCGCACCTGCGCAACACGGCGAAGGTGCTCAACGCGGATGAGGCGGCCACGGTCAAGGGTCGATTCAAGGCGTCGATGGCGCAGGGTGACGTGTTCGTCACCGGCAATGACTGGGAGTACCACATGCTCGCAGCGAAGGCGTCCGAGTCGCAGTTCCTCGAAACCATGAAGGTGAGCGGCGCCGACGCGGCGCGATACCTGGGTGTCCCGGGCGACATGATCGACATTCCCGTCGAGGGCTCCGCGATCACCTACGCCAACATCACACAGCGAAACCTCCAACTCTTCATCATCAACATCGGCCCGGCCATCGCCCGCCGCGAGGCCGCGTTCTCCACCCGACTCCTACCCCAACCGCGGTACGCCAAGCTCAACGCGGGCGCGCTGCTGCGCATGGACCTCGCCGGCCGCTACGAGGCATACGGGGCGGGCATCAACTCCCGGTTCCTGGCGCCATCCGAGGCGCGATCCCTCGAGGACCTTCCGCCGTTCACCCCCGACCAGCTCGCCGAGTTCGCGCTGCTCTTCCCCAACAAGGCGACCGCGCCGACCACAGGAGGCACCCCATGAGCGACGCTCTCGCTCGCATCTTCGAGGCCGCCGCTGAGGCGCGGTCAGCTTCCGTCCGTGAGTCGGCAGACCGCCCCTCGCAGCGACGGTGCGCAGAGGAGCCCAACGCGGCCCCACTCGTCAGGGCGCAGGCATCAGGCGTGCAGGTGCGCGCCGCGTCCGAGGGCGACGGCGCGCACTTCTCAGGGTTCGCATCGGTCTACAACCGCGGCTACGAGATGTGGGACGCATTCGGCCCCTACACCGAGCAGGTCAGCGGCGGCGCCGGGTCCGAGTCGCTGGCACGCGACGACCTCGACGTGCCGCTCGTGCTCGCCCACGACAGCCTGCGACGCATCGCCCGCACGACGAACGGCACCCTGACCCTCTCTGAGACGTCCGTCGATGGCGTCGAGGGCCTGCTCGTTGACGCGCCGCGACTCGACCGCGCAGACGGCGACGTCGCCTACATCCTGCCCAAGCTCGAGTCCGGCCTCGTCGATGAGATGTCCTTCCGGTTCCGCATCGAGCGCGGGTCATGGTCGCCTGACTGGAGCACCTACGCCATCGAGGGATACGACATCCACCGCGGCGACGTCGCCATCGTCGGATACGGCGCCAACCCGCACACGCAGGGCGCCGGGATGCGCTCGCAGTCGTTGCCTGCGCTGACCGATCTGACCGAGCCGCAGTTGCGCGACCTCGAGAACGCCCTGCACGCCGAGCGCCGCAACCGCGGCAGCGCCCCGGCCATGAGCCGGCACGCGCTCGACCTGCTCGCCGCAACCCTGGGCTGACCAGCCCTCCACATTCCCCGACGACCTACCTGGGTCGCCGGTCACCCCCGCACGCCTCGCGTAGGGGACGACGCTCGCGCCACGGCCTGACTGTCGATCCACCGCCTGTCGCACCGCTGGGACCGAAACACACACCCCGAACCCCACCAAGGGGAGAAGAGGAGACGGTCGTGAACATCGACCAGCTCATCGCTTCGGTTCGTGCCGCGATGGCCCCGAAGCTCGCCGAGCGCAAGACGCTCAAGGACAAGATCGACGCCGTTCGCACCGCGTGCGCGGCCGAGAGCCGCGACCCTTCCGACGACGAGGCCCGCGAGGTCACCGACGCCGCCGAGAAGATCCGTGGACTCGACGCCGAGCTCGAGGCGCAGGCCGCCCGCGTGACCGAGCTCGAAGACGAGAAGCGCCGCGACGCGGCTGCCGACCGCCTCTCGCGCGAGGTCCACCCCGTCGCCACCGCGCCCACCACGGCCCGCGGCTACGAGAACCAGACCCGCATCGGCACCGAGGAGCGCACCTACCGCCCCGACACCGACAAGCGCGGCACCATGTTCGCGTCCGACGTCGTGGCCTCGCTCCTGGGCGACTTCGACGCCCGCGAGCGCATCACCCGCCACTCGCAGGAGGAGCGGGTGCTCCGCGGTCAGGACCAGTTCGACGTCCGCGCCGTGGGCACCGGGGCATTCTCGGGCATCGTCGTGCCGCAGTACCTCGTGGACGCCTTCGCCGGCAAGCCGCGCGCCGACCGTCCGCTGGCCGACGCGATGCGCAGCCACGACCTCCCCGAGGTCGGCATGACCGTCAACCTGGGCAAGCTGACGACCGGCACCACCGCGGCCGAGCAGACGTCCGAGAACAGCGCCGTCTCCGAGACCAACACCGACGACACCCTGCTGACCGCGAACGTGCTCACGTCCGCTGGTTCGCAGACCGTCTCCCGGCAGGGCTCCGAGCGTGGCGTCGGCGTCGAGGACACGATCATCGAGGACCTGATCTCCGCGCAGCGGTCCAACCTCGACTCGATCATCCTCAACAAGGCCACCGTGGGCCTGTCGGCCGTGGCGACCTCGATCGCCTACACCGACGCATCCCCGACCGCCGCGGAGCTGTACCCCAAGCTCCTCGCCGGCCCGGCCGCCGTCGAGGCCGCGATGCTCAACGCCCACCCCGGCGACGTCATCGCGGTCATGCACTCGCGCCGCTGGTACTGGCTGCAGTCGCAGCTCACGTCCACCTGGCCGCTGTTCGGTCAGCCCGGCGTCGCCACGCAGACCGCTGGTCAGAACTACGGCGAGCGCTACGGCAACGGCTTCCGCGGCATCCTGCCCTCGGGCACGCCGGTCATCGTCGACAACAACATCTCGACAGCCTTCGGCACCAACGAGGACGAGATCTACTTCGCCTCGCAGACCGAATCCCACCTGTGGGAGGACGCCAACGCGCCGACCCTCATCCGGGCCGAGCAGACCAACGCCAAGACGCTGGGCATCGACCTCGTGGTCTACGCCTACTTCGCGTTCATGTTCGACCGCGTGTCGCACGCGCAGAAGATCTCCGGCACGGGCCTGATCCAGCCGACCTTCTGACCGGTCAACGCACCACCTGAGCGAGGGCGGGGCGCAACCCGGCCCGCCCTCGCTCGCACACCCCCAGACGAAAGGACCGGCCATGCCCGATGCCCGCAAGGACGCCACCCGCGAAGGTGCCGCCCGCGCTCGCAAGGACTACCTGCGCGCGCTGGAAGAGGAGCTGTTGGGCTACGAGCGCCACGGCCGCACCGACCGCGCCAAGAGCGTCAAGGCCGAGATCGCGCGTGTGAAGAAGTCCGCGCCTGTCGGCCGCACCGCCCCCGACAGCGACACCGCCTGACCCCGTGGCCGCCACCGACGTCCTGACCCTCGACGAGGCGCGGGACGCGCTCCAGCGTGCCTCAGGGGACACGACCCGCGACGACGTGCTGGTGAGCACCTACGTGCCCGCCGTCACCGCCGTGGTCGAGGACATCGCCGGCCCCGTTGTGCGCCGCTCCGTGACCGTCACCGCGGACGGTGGGCTCAGCTCGGTCCTGCTCCCCACCGCCGCCTACTCGGTCACGTCTGTGGTCGAGAACGGCACCACCCTGACGGCTGACAGCGACTACGTGGTGAGCCTGCCCGCGGGCGTCGTCTACCGGGGCTCGTCCACCGGGCGCACCACGTTCGCCGATGGCGTCGGGGCCGTCGTCGTGACCTACGTCGCCGGTCTGTGCGACACCACCGAGGACGTGCCGGCGAACATCAAGCTCGCGGCGCGGCTCATCCTGGCCGCGACGTTCCAGCGTGACCAGCAGGGCGGGCGGCCCGAGTTCGGCACGACCGGCGACGGGGCGACCGTGACGACCCCCTCAGGGCACGCCATCCCCCGCGACGCCTACTCCTACCTCGAGCCGTCTTCGGGCGCCATGCCGGGGTTCGCGTGAGCACGTCCGCGCCCGCCGTGAAGGCGGCACTAGTCGCCGCGTGTGAGGTGCTGTTCCCCGCGCCGTCCCTCGTGTCCTACGGGCGCCCCGGCACGTACCAGCCTGACGAGATCGTGGCCGTAATGGGTCAGCGCACCGTGAACACCCGCGGCGCCATGTCCCCGGCTCGGCAGCGCGAGGAGACGGTCGAAACCGTCGTCGTGTTCAGCGTGTACCGACCGGGCGACCAGTCGCAGCAGCAGGACGCCACGGAGCGCGCCTACGCCATGTGCGACGACCTCACCGAGTACCTGCGCACCGCGCCGAACGAGGCACTGGGCGGCGCGTGCCGAGAGGCGCGCGTCACCAGTCACGAGCTCGTCGAGTCGGCCGTGACCGTGCCCGGCGACCCGTCCCGCGTCACCGGCAGGACGGCCGAGATCGAGGCCGTCGTCACTTCCACCGCCCGCGTCTGAGGAGACCCCCATGCGACTGAAGAACACGAGCCCGCTCGGGCTGCTCGACCTGCCCCTCATCGGCCGCGTGCTGGAGCCGGGCGAGGTCTTCGAGGTGCCCGACGACATCGGCGCCGCACTGCTCGACCAGCCCGGCAACTTCGCCGCGGTCGCCACCCCCAAGGAGAAGAAGTGACCACCTTTCAGGACTGCTCGCTGGGCCTCTCCAAGGAGAGCACCTACGGCACCTCAGTCACCCCCGCCCGGTTCCTCGAGTTCACCTCGGAGACGTTCGACTACGCGAAGAACGTCGTGCAGGGCGAGGGTCTGCGCGTCGGGTCGCGCGTCAACCGTTCCGGCCGGCGCGTGGTCACCACCTCCGACGCGGGCGGTGACTTCGAGATGGAGTGCCTGTCCAAGGGCATGGGGCTCGTGTGGGAACAGTGCATGGGCACGGGCACGTCCACGCTCGTCAGCGCCTCCACGTATCAGCAGGTGTTCACGCTCGCCGACACGATGCCGTCCGCGACGTGGCAGAAGGGCATTCCCCGGTACGACGGCACGGTCGACCCGTACACGTTCACGGGCGGCATGGTTGACTCGTTCGAGCTGGAGTTCGGCAACGGCGAGATCGCCAAGCTGAAGGCCACGGTGGACGCCCGCGACGTGACGACGGCGACCGCCTACGCAACCCCGTCGTACTCCAGCGCCGCCAACCTGTTCCACTTCGCCAACGGGTCGCTGAGCACCGGCACCGTGACGGCCCCGACGACGACGACCCTGGCGTCGTCCGTGACCTCGCTGGGAAACGTCCGCTCGGGGAACATCAAGGTGGCCCACAACCTCGGGACGTCCCGCTACAACTACGGCGCCGCGGGCAAGAAGGCCAAGCCGGCGACCGGGCGCCGCGACATCACCGGCACGCTGACCGTCGAATACGACTCCGCGACGTTCCGTGACGCGGTGCTCAACGAGACGGCAATGTCGCTCGTCCTGACGTTCTCCGCGGGCGTGCTCGGTGTCGGCAACGAGACGTTGCAGGTGGTGCTCTCCGAGATCAAGCTGGACGGCAAACTGCCCACCACGAACGGTGGCGACGAGGTGACCGTGGACCTCGAGTTCACGGCGCTGGACAACCTCACTGCCACACAGCCCATGTGGGTGGTCACCCGCACCGCCGACACGGCGCTCTAGGTCATGGCCGGCGCACCGTTTCGCATGGTGCGGGGCTCTGAGGACTTCCTGCGCCTGGCGGCCAAGCTCGACGAGGGCGACCGGAAGCTGAACAACGGCATCCGGCGCCGTCTGCGCGAGGTCGCCAAGCCGCTGGGCTCGGAGGTCCGCGACACGCTCGCTGAGTCCATGCCGCGCCGTGGCGGGCTGTCGGCCATGATCGGCCGCTCCAAGGTGTCCGTCTCCTCGACGAGCGCCAGCAGGCACCCGCGGGTGGAGATCAGGGTGCGCTCCGCAGGCCACGACCTCGAGGCGATGGACGCGGGGATGCTGCGGCACCCCACGTTCGGCCACAAGCCGTGGGTGGGCCAGTCTGTGCCATCTGGCAGCGCCGCGAAGGCGCTGGAGGCGGGCGCCCCCAAGGTGCGCGACGCCCTCATGCGCGAGGTCGAAACCCTGCTTGACGAGATCGGAGACTGACCCGTGCACTACAAGATCGGCGACGCCACCTACACCCCGGCCGCGCTGGACCGGATCAGCCTGCGCAACCTCATCCGGCTCGAGGCCGAGACGGTCAAGCTCGGGCGCCCGATGCGCTGGGGCGAGCTGCGCGCGCTGGCCGACCGGGTGTCGGCCCTGCCCGACGATGAGGTCGAGTCCTCCGATGACTTCCCGTGGTTCCTGGGAATGCTCATCTGGGCGGCCCGGCTCGAGGCGGGCGAGGTGGTCACGTTCGAGCAGGCCGTCGACTTCCCGATGGGTGACCTCGAGATCATCCCCGATCCGGGCGACGAGGTGGCCCCTGCCCGCCCTCACAAGGCCCGGCCGGATTCCGGTCGGGCCGCCGTGCGCCGTCCGGCAGACCACAAGGCCAAGAAGAAGGCATCCGCGAAGCCGTCGAGCGCCGCCTGACGGTCGTGTGCCACGTCTGGCCCGGACTCACCCCGTTCAACGTCTGGGACCTCCCGCTCATCCAGTGGGAGATGTTCGCCGCGTCCGCTGATGAGTGGGCCAAGAGCCGAGAGGGGGCGACCTCGTGAGCAGTTCGACGACGCTGAAGGCCGTCCTCATCGGCGAAGACCGTTCGATGGGTCGCACGTTCGACAACGTGAGCCGCAAGGCCGACGGCGCTGGGCGCAAGACGGGCGGGTTCGGCAAGTCGTTCGCGC